TGGTAAATTACAAGATAAAAGAATAGCAGCTGAAAGAGGAAAATGGATTCATAGTAATTCTCCAGATGAATTAAATGAAAAAGGAGATCCGATAATTAAATTTATGGGGTTTCATATAAATCAATTATACATGCCTTTATTTGAAAAAAAAGATATAATAAATCAAAAACCTGAAAATAATCCATTATCAGATGAAACATCTTGGAATAATGAAGTTTTAGGTGAATTTTATTCTGGGGATTCTTCTACTATAACTGCAGAACAAATAAAAAATATATGTGGTGATTATAATAGATCTATGATTAAATATATTAAACCTGAAGAATGCTTTAATGAACAAAATGTTTATCTAGGTATTGACTGGGGTAAAAAAATAGATGTTAATGTAGTGAATAGAGAAGGGGTTGTTGTTGCACCTAAAGGTCAATCTTATACTGTTGCTGTTGTATTAAAAGTAGAAGGTCCTAAATTATTTAGTATAAAATTTGCAACAAAATTAAAAAGAAATGATTTAACTTACAAAATAGAAGTAATAGATCAAATTATTAAAAATTATAATGTAAAAAGAGTTGTTGGAGATATTGGTTATGGACATGATATAATGGGTGAGCTTCAACATCAATATGGGTTAAAAGTTTTAGCAAGTGAAGCTATGGGTACTAAAATAAAAGGCAGAATTAAATTTGATGAAGATGATTTTCCAAAAACAATTAGATTTGAAAAAGACAATCAAATAGAAGAATTTATGAAATTATTAAAAACTGGAGCTATAAGATTCCCTATGAACAGTTGGGAACAAATTGCTTGGTTAATAAATCATTGTTCTAGTATGGTAGCTAAACCTGTAGGTGATAGATATGGAAATGTTAAAATAAGATATTCAAAAGGTATAACTCCTAATGATGGTCTTATGGCATTAATAAATGCTTATCTTGCTTATAAATTTGATGCAACAAATAGTTTTAAAAATAATGAAAAAATATATTATGATAATTTAACAGAGCAAAGTAAAAGTTTAGCTATTGGTGTTTATTGCCCAGCAATGAGAGTTGTTGGATAGTTATATAGGAATATATGAATGATAAAATTTCTAAAAGCGAACGTTTTGTATTTGGAAGACGAAATGGAGACCAAACACCTGGTATAAATGTTGCAAAATCTATAAGTAGTGTTAGAAAACAAGAAATTATTAAAGAAATAAACCGTGGAGAATTTAAATCTGGAATATCGCAAGATTCTCAAACAGATAATAAATTATCTCCTGTTGGTTATGCTGCTTTAGTAAAAAGTTCTAAAGGTATTGCTGAAGAATTAGATTTAAGAAAGACAGCAACAGTTAGCACAGGATCTTCGTTAGGAACGTCTTGGGGTGGTTCTGGAGGAACAGTAAGGCAAGGTCCTGAAATATATAGTCCATTATGGCTAACTAGTAACACACATTTACCAAGAGATAGAGGAACCATGAATGCTTGGGTTAGAGCTTATTTTGCTTTAAATCCAATTGTAAATAATGCTTTATCTTTACATTCTACATATCCTATTTCTAAAATGAACATAGTGTGTCAAGATAAAAGAATTGAAGATTTTTTTGGTAATATGGCTGAAGAAATGGATCTTTTAAATACCTGTGTTCAAATGGCTCTTGAATATTTTGTTATCGGTGAAGTTTTTCCAATGTTAGATCTTGATGAAAGTACAATGAAATGGCAAAGATGTATTATACAAAACCCTGATTATATTTATGTAAAAAGAACAGCCATTCCTACTGAACCAGAAATAAGTTTAAAACCAGACCCAGAACTTAAAAAAATTATAAATGGTTTAGATGTTGAAAGTAGAAAAGCTAGAAATAGTTTACCACCAGAAATAGTTAAATATGTAAAAGCTGGTAAAAATATTCCTTTAGATAATTTTTATATTTCTCATCTCGCTAGAAAAATTTCTCCATATGAAACAAGAGGAACAAGTATTATTGCTTCTTGTTTTAAAGCTCTTATGTTATGGGATAAATTAAGAGAATGTAAATATGCTCAAGCGGACAACTTGATTAACCCAATAACCTTGGTTAAGCTTGGTGGAAGTGCTGATCAAGAATATAAAGTCACTCAAGGAGATTTAGAAACTTGGAGACAATTATTAGAAGAGAGTCAATATGATAAGGATTTTAAAATAATTACACATGGCAGTGTTACGATTGAAAGGATTGGAGCACAAACTGTAATAGATATAAATGCTGACTTAGAGAGATTAATTAAAGAAATTTATATTGGGCTAATGGTTCCACAAGTTATAATGGAAGGTGGAGATATAACTTATGCTAATGGTAGCTTGAGTTTAGATGTTTTAAGACAAAGATACATGCAATTTCAAAGTATGTTATCTAAATGGATTCGTACAAAAGTATTTGCTCCAATATCTCAACTTCATGATTTTTGGGAATATTCTGATGGTGATAAAAAACTTATAGTTCCTAATATAGAATGGAACCATATGAATCTTTTTGATATGTCAGATTATATTAATCAATTAAGTCAATTAGTTGGTGAGAAAAAAATGGTATCTGTTCATACTCTTTATCGATCTTTAGGACTTGATTATGAAGAAGAACAAAGAAAAATTAGACAAGAGACTATAGATGAAGCTATTAAAGTTAAAGAAGATGAAATGCTTTCCAAGATGAGCCTTACAGAACTTAGAGCATTAGGTGAAGATGATGAGGTTCCTGATATAATAGAAATTCCTGTACCTGGAGAATCTCCTAATGAAACACCAGTTGCTGGTGAAGAAGAGAGTGGTGGTTTAGGTGGAGGTATGAGTGGAGGAATTCCCGCACCACCATCTGGAGCAGAAGGTATAGAATAATTATTTTTCAATATTATAAACTACTAAGAATTCTATATAAATCTTAGTAGTTAGTTTTTTAAGGTATAAATGGAAAAATCATCTCAAAGTAGAAGTTTAGGAAATGTTTTATCACCTTTGCGTTATATTGGTAAAAAATATTTATCTACAAGATCAGATATTTATAAAGATACTCTTAATATTATTATAAAAGCTGATGATATATTTAGAGATATAGGTAGAAAACAAAGCAATTATTTAAAAGAAATAAAAAAAGATAAAGGCAGATTAGAAGCTGTTAAATTTGCTCAAGATGTTTCTGCTTTTTTAAGAGAACAAGCTATATTAATTGAAATTGGTCAAAGTATTAGAGATAAATTTGCAGAAGAAGTCGGTTTAGAAGCTAATCAATTAAAAAATATAGATTATTATATTTCTAGTGAAATTGGTAGAACTCCAGGATATAATCCTAATCAAGTTGTTGAAAACAAGATAGATGTTGAACAACAATGGGAAATGGAAAGACCTTCTTCTATAAGTCGTTGGTTAGAAAGATATGTCGGTCAAAATAATGATTATACAAGATTAGAACCTGAAGAGAAAACAGCTTTAGAAAAAACTCCAGAATTAATTTCAGAAGCATTTTTAGCTTCTTGGTTTTGGGGTAGAACTCAAGCTGGAAAAGAATTAAAAAAAGGTTTTGATGTTATTTACAATACAGTATTAAATCTTTTTAATGCAAATCTTTCTACATTAAAAGTATTAGACAACTTAAGATCTCAAGGAGATCCTCAAAGTTATTGGAATGCATTAAAAGGTAAAAATGGTTTTGGAAATAATTATAAACGTTTTATTGAATCTGATCAATTTCAAACTGTTTGGAAAAAATTTGAAGAAATGATGTATCAATCTATGCAAGGACAACCTATTCTTCCAGAAGAAAGCTCTACAGAAAATAAAAATATAGAAGAAAAAAAAGATATTGATTATAAATTTTTAGATTCTGCTTATGATGAAGAACAATTTGGTGGTGATTAATAATGCAAGAGATAATCAAAATAGCTGAAGAATTAAAAAAAACAAATGATATAATCATTACTGCTGGATTTTTATCTAAAATAAAAAATAAAATATTAAATTTATTTGATAAATCAAGAAGAGAAAATGTAGAAGAAATGATTGAAGAAACTAATGATTTAAAACCTCAATTAGTTGATGCTTATAATTCAATTAGAGTTTTAGAAAGGGCTATAAATGATTTAGATGTTAATAAATATGAAGAGGAAATAAAAAATCTTCAACCTAAAATAGACGCTTTGTCTAAAACTGTAAAAAAGATTAAAGTTTTAACTAATGAGCCTAGATATAGAGCTGAAGCTGAGCCTTATATGGAAAAATATAAAAAAGATGGTGTTTTATATAAAAATTTAAATGAATTTGGAAAACAATTTGGTATAGATATTCAATATGGAACAAATATAATTCCTAATAAAAATGGAATAAAACCTATATTTACTTCTTGGGCTGCTGCTATATTTACAGGTAAATTAAGAAACAAATCAACTGGTGACTTTTCAGCTGGTGAATTTTCAGAAGAACATGAAGATCCAATGAGTTTTTCTAATTTACAAGATAAAATTACAGATGAAAGTATGATTGAACAATTTTATAAAGGACTTCCTTATTTTGATATTAAAGCCGTTAAACCAAGAGAAACTAGAGTTATTGATAGCAAAGATACTAAAATTAAAAAATTTGGAAGTGTTGAAGTTTTTATAGTATCACCATGGATTACAGTACCTAAACCGGCAGATAATTGGAATTTAAAAGTAAGTTTTGTAATAGTTGATAAAGGAGATCCAACGCAAAATAATAATTTTATAATATATAGACAATGGGTTATTGGAGCAAAAAAAGGAGCTTAATGAGTCAATTAGCTAGAATAAAAATAATTAAAAATTTAATTAATAATGCACAGACAGTTCCATTAATGAATACAGTATCTACTCCTAAAGTAAATAGTGCTCCTCCTGTACCTAAAACTCCTGCTCCTGTTGTTCCAGTTAATAATACTAAATCAAATGTTGTACAGCCACCACAACAAAACCAAAATAATACACCTGTTCCACAAAACACAATACAAACAACTCCTGTTATAAAAACAAATGAGCCAACACCTGTTCAACAACCAGGTCAACAACCAGGTCAACAACCAGGTCAACAACAAGAAGAACAAGGAAAAGAAGCTAATATTGTATATGAACTCGTAAAAAAAGCTATAGAAAATAAAAAAAATAAAATTTTAAATGCAAAATATTATTATGAAACAATGGATTATTTTGATTCCGAAATTATAAAAAATAAAACATATGCAGCTATTGATATTAATGGAATAATGAAATTTGCAAAAATAGATAATAAAGAGTCTATTATTGATAATAAATTAATTTCATTATATGAACCAGTTATAAGTAAAACTAATTCGTTTATTGTAAAATTATTTGATAAAGATTTTTCAAAAATAGTTGAAGTTTCAAATAAAATTAGCAATCTAAATATAAACACAGTTATTTATAAATTTGCTGATAGATATGAAATAAAATGTAATTCAGAAAAACATCTTGATACAAAATTAATTTTTTCATATATTGAAGGTATAACAAATGCAATGAAAACTAATCTTGACAATTTAAAAATTGGTAAGTTAAAAAGATTATCATTTAGTTTAGATAAAGAAGGAAAGGAAGGAACTTTAATAAGTATAGGATAAAATGGTTTATTATTTAATAAAAGATTCTAAAGATATATATTCTATTCTTCAAAATGGATTTGAAGATAATTTATTTGTTTATACTATAGATTCTTTAAATAAATCATTTGAAGAAGCATCTAAATCATATGTTCCATGTATATTTGAAATAAATGATTGTGATGTTAAAAAATTTGCAAATTTTATTTTAACTTCAAATGTTGATAATAATAACATTGTAGTTATGGATCCAAAAGATATTGGTATAAAAGATATAGCATCTAATATTATATACAAACTTTATAAAGCAAATAATAAAAGTATACAAGAAAATATAAATAAAATAGCAAAGGAATTAAATAAAAGTGGAAATAAAGATCTTTCAGATTATTTAATGTTAATTAACAAAGTATCATTTAATGAAAACAATTTAAATAAATTTGCAGAATCATATAAAATTAAAAGTGTAGATTTAGAAGATTCATTAGAGCATGCTTCTATTATGTTTGATAAAAATTTTGTTAAAGATGATTTTGATTATAAATATGAACCTAATGTTTCTATAGAAGATTTATATATGTTTGATGATATAGACGCTTGGGCTGAATGGAAACCTGGTGAATTAAAAAATATGGATAATGAAGAATTAGAAAATGAAGTTAAAAACTTCAGACCTAAAGCAACAGAGTGGATTAAAAATAAAACATGCCCCCCAATTATAATTATAGATTCTAATGAAGGAGTTGTTATAGGAGACGGTAGAGGTAGAGTTAGTATTGCTATAGGGCTGGATTGGGATACAATTCCTGTTATATTTGCTTATGAAAAGAATAAAAAAGCTAATAGTTATGATAGAATGATAAAACTTGCTGGAGCTATTGATTTAGGAAATCCTGATATAGCTGGAAAGAGTCTTGCTGATATAGTTTTATTTTTAATGAAAAGAATACCTGAAGATTCTAGACCTAAAGCTATTTCTTCAATGAGATCAAAAATAAGAAATATTAGTGCTCAAGACGTTTCTGGCAAACAAATGGGAGATTATTCTTCTATGGGGCAATCTTTAACTTTTATAAAAAATATATTATCTGGTCATAAAGAAGGTTATGTTAGAAAAGTTCTTGACGCTATAGCTAGAAATTTATCTTAGAGGAATATGCCTATTAGATTTTCAGAAGTAGAACCAAATATTTTATATAGAGGAGGAGCCCTTGAACCTTGGGAAATTAAAATATTAAAAGATGTATATGATATAGAACAAATAATAAGTCTTGATAAAGAATCTGGACAAAAAATACATGATGAATGTAAAGATAATAATATAAATCATATTATAATAAGTATTGAAGATGGAGTTAATGATAATTCTCATATAATAAAAGAACTTGGAATTAATAAAATATTAAAAAATTTTTGTTCTTATGTACATTGTTATCATGGAAAAGATAGAACAGGATTATTTGTTGCTAAATTTAGAATAGAAAATGGATGGTCTTTTGATGATGCAATGAAAGAAGCTTTATCTTTTGGTTTTGGTTCTGGTATGGATAAAGAGATTGTTGATAATTATATAAAAATAATATCTGATGATAATTATAAAATAGAAAATAATAATTTATGTGAATCTTGTGGTATGTTAAAAAATAATAATATTTGTAAAACTTGTGAATATGTAGGAGAAACTTTGATTAAATTAAAAGCTAATAAAACAATAGTAGATGAAAGCAGAGAATCTCCAATGAATTATCAAGGAATTGATGAGGCTGGAGATAATAGAGTTGTCTCAGATGCATTAAACGTTCCTGAACAAAAAGTCGATACAGTTAGTATAGCAAGTTATTTTAGACAAAATATAATAAAATATCTTATGAAAAAAGAATTATTGAAACAAGCTGTTGATCAAGATAGAATAACTTTTAAAGTTCCTGCAAAAGAAAAGAAAAAAGCTAAAATAGCTTTGACTGAATTAGAAAGTTTAACTACAGAATCTTTAAGAGTTTTTATTGATCATTTAGATTTAATGTATGAACCTTTTAATGAATATAAAGGTATTACACCAGAACAAGCAACAAACGCTGCTATACATATAGATAATTTTGGTTCTGTTGTAGAAGAAAATTTAACTAAAATTAAAAAAAGAATTTTTATTATAATGGAAACATTAAAAGGTTTTGATAGTGATACTACAATATATTCTATGCTAAATTCTTTAGATGATAGTATAAATAGTATAAATTCTATCGTTTCTAATTTTATAGATATTTTAACAAAAAAAGATTCTATAAATTTTCAAGAAAATACAATAAAAGCAATTGAAATTATAAAGAAAGAAACAGCCCAATTAAAACAATTATGTGATGAAAGTATTACTCAATATATAAAAGATAATATAATTCTTGAAGATTGGACTACTGAAATTGAAAAAGAAATTTCTGAAGAGGAAGAAGAACAAGATATATAGAGGTATTATGGTTATAATAAAATATAGCGATGGCAAAATAAATAATGTGATAGAAAAGACTAGCGAAGAAATTCAAAAAGAATTAGATAAAAAAGAAAAAGAAGAGAATGATAAAAAATCTTTAAATAAAGAAGCTAAAGAACAAGAAGATAAAACTCCTTTCTGGACAAAATAAAAAATATTATTTAAAATAACATGCTTGTAAAATCTTATAAAAATAATGGTTTTATTCCTGATAGTTTAATTTCAATGAGTGATGGTTCAGTTAAATATATCAAAGATGTGAAAGTTGATGATAAAATAATTAATCATAAAGGAAATATAGAAAAAGTATTAAAAAATAATAATTATTTATATGATGGAAATTTAATTAATATCAACATAAGAGGAAAATTAAATTTAAATTGTACAATTGGATATGGCTTTTATGTGTTAGATGTTTCAAAATTTGATGGTAGAAAAGATGATACTCAAAAACATATTTTTAGATTAAAAAGTTCTAATAAAAAATTTATATTTAAAAAAACATCTGAATTGAAAAAATATGATTTACTTACATCCGTTTCTTTAAATAAAAAAATTAATAGTGATCTTAATATGGATAAAGCGAGTTTGCTTGGTTTGTTTGCAGCTGAAGGATGTTTTGTAAAAAAACATAATATATATCAAGGAATATTATTCACATTTAATATAAATGAATATGAAAATCTTGCTTTAAAAGTTAAAAATTTATTAAATAAAGAATTTAATGTTTCTGCAAATATATATAAACATCCTGATAAAGGCGTTTGTGAAGTTATAGGTTTTAATAAAAAAATTGCTGATTTTTTTAAATATCATGTAGGTGAATATAGTAAATATAAAACATTAAGTGAAGAATTGATATTTGCTAATGATGAAATAAAAAAACATTTTATATCTGGTTGGCTTGATGGTGATGGTTGCGTTGAAAAAAAATTCGGACAAATAATAGGAGTTTCAACTTCTAAAAATCTAATAAATTGTATAAGTCTTATGCTTAATTCTATAAAAATAGGACATGGTATATCTAAAGTGAAAGGTCAAAAAAATGTAATTATAAATAAAAAATATCCAGCATATAATGGAACTGATTATTATAGATTAACTATAAATGCTACTGAAGGTAAACAATTAATAAAAATATCAAATAGAATTAAATTTAAAAATAAAGGACAAGAAAAAAAACAAAACAATAATTATAAAGGTTATATGCTTCATAGTGTTTCAAAAATTGATAAAAAATATTATAAAGGCATTGTTTATAATTTAAAAATAAAAAATGATAATAGCTACATGGTGAATGGGATTGTTGTTCAAAATTGTGATATATAATTAAAAACAACTAAAAAAATCGCATATATAAAAATTACTTCTTTTAGGATAATATGGTTATATTAAAATTTGGAGAAAACTTACAAATAGGTAAAGATGATTTTATATCTTCTGAATCTATAAAAGCTGATAAAAAAATTCATGATAGATTTGTGAAATTTGCTAAAGAGGTAAAAAAGATAGCTCCAAAAGCAGATGATTTTCTTTATTTTACTGCAGTTATGATGCATGCAGCTGAAAGATCAGCTTATGATGATAATGGAAATATTAGAAAAGATTCTAATGGAAAAGATGTTGAAGTAGGTTGGGATGTAGATTCAAGAACTGGATCTTGGAGATGGAAAAGTTCTGACCCTAATATATTACCTTATAAAAATAACAATTGTGATATATTCCCTGAAGCTGAATTAAAAAAAGCTTATAAAAAATGGATTGGTAAACCATTATGTAAAGATCATCAATCTAGTTCTGTAGATGGTATGCGTGGTCTTATTATTGATACTTATTGGGATGATAAGAATAAAAGAATTGTTGCTTTATGTGCTTTAGATAAAGTTAGTTATCCTGAATTAGCTAGACATGTAAAGAATGGTGTTGCTGCTGATGTCTCTATGGGTACTGGAGTTTCTCAATCTATATGTTCAGAATGTGGAAATGTAGCAACAACAGAATCAGAATATTGTAATCATGTTAGAAATAAAACAGCTTATGGTGAAATTAACGTAGGACTTAATCCTATAGAGCTTAGTATAGTTATGAATGGAGCAGATAGAAAAGCAAAAGTTCTTGAAGTTTTAGCTGCTGCTCAAAAGATAGAAGATAAAGTTTCAGAGCAAGAACTTGCTGGTAATATGACTGAAATTTTAGCACAGTATAATAAATTAGCATTTAGAGTTGAAGAATTAGAAAAAGAAATTTTGAATGCGAGAAATGATAATAATTTCGCATTAAAGAGAACCGCAAGTTCTGTTAGTGAAGAAGATGAAAGTTATTTAAGCCTTATTAAACATAAACTTTCTAATTTAGAAAATATTTTAACATCTATATATAAAGACGCAAAAAAACCTAGTACGGAGGATTTAATGGTAAACAGCATTAAGCAGGGATATTGGCAAGGAACTGAAGAGCCAAAACCTGGACAAAAACAATATGAGGCAGAGGAAGCCGATTCTATAAGAAACACTCAAGATAGCCATATGAAAGGACCTTTGACTGATTTAAGTCCTGCTGCTGGCACAGAAATCCCTAAACAGGATTTAGAAGTTAAAAAACAAGTCTCTAGAGCCAGTGTTGAAGAGAGAAGAGCAATTAGAGCTGCTGCTTTAGAGCGTGCTCAACTTTCTTTAAAGAAAGCTTATCAACAAGGAACTGATGAGACAAAGAAATATCCAGTAGATCCTCTTGCTGAAAAAGCACGTAAAGAAGATTCTCATTTAAAAAATCCTAATACAGATGGTAAATATCCTGAAGATGAAAAAGTTAAGAAAGAAGTTGCTAGAGCTTCTGTATTAAAAGCCAGATTAGTAACAGAGGCTAATGCTTCTGATAATAGATGGGAAGTTTGTGATAAAAGAAATGGAGATGTTATTTTTACAGCTTCATTTGAAGAGCTTGCTGGTAAAAAAGTTGCAATGTATAAACCATTATACAAAGAAGATTTTGCACAACATCTAATGAGAACAATCAAAGCTGTTGGTCTTAAAAAAGCAAATGAGCTTTTTAAAGGTGGTCAAGTTGCTGAACCTGTTCCTACAGAGCCAGCTCCTATGCCAATGGAAGCTCCTGCAGAACCAGCTCCTGAAACAGAAGTTTCTGCAGAGTTAGAGGAACCGCCTCCTGGTGATGTTGAAAAAGAAGGCACACCAGAAGGTGATGTTGGAGCAGCTTTAAATGCTACAACTAAAGCATTAGAAGGTCTTGGTGATGTAATAGAAAACGTTTTACCTGGAATGCAAGATGCAATAGATGTCATGAAAGGAGAAGAAGAAGGTTTTGGTGGTGCAGATCTTGAAGAGCCTGATGTTGCGGTTAATGAAGCTTTAGCAGAATTAAATGAACCAACAGCAGAGCCAACAGTTGCATCCCTTAATAAAGTTAGAATTGTTCTAAATGCTGGTTTGAAAAAAGCATTTAATGATTCAATTAAAACACTTGAAACTTGTAAAGAAGAGATTTCTTTACTAAAAGATGCTGCTAAAAATAAATCAGTTAATACTGATGTAATTCAAAAATTAGCTGCTGATGCAAATAAAGATGCAAAGAAAGCAATTAAAGATGCAGAAGTTTTAAGACTTGCTTTTGTTAAATATGCTAAGAGTGTATATGCTATTGAAAAAAGAGCAGCTTTAGAACAAAAAATGCAGAAGAAAGCACAACTTGAAAATAAAGTCGAAACTCAAGATGTAAAACTTGATGAAGTAGATAAAGATACGGAAGAGCTTGATGAAGTAACAGCAAAATTTGATAATTTCGAGAAGGAGTTCAACATGAAAACAGCAGAAGGTAGAAAAGCTTCTCGCCATAAGTTAGCAGCCTCAGTTGCTAGTAAAATACAGTTCTCTGAAATGCTTCAGAAGGCTCATCCTAAAGGCGGGACAAAACTAGAAGGTATTTCTGATACTAAAGAAAATTATGTAGAAGATGTAAGAGAAGTTGCAAGTAAAGTTCAAGAAAGCGTAAGTCATGAACCCAAAGTTAAAAGTGCAGCAGAAAAACTAAACAAATTAATTTCAGAAGGTAAAATTGATGCTTCTAATTTAGACGCCTTAGTCAAAGAAGGTCTTGATAGTGAAGTAGCTAATTACTGGAAGAAATATTATGGACAAGTTGATGGTGGAAGTGAATTTGCTGCTTCTTTACTAAAAGATTATTCTAAATCAGTTTCAAAAGAAAAGAAAGCTGAAATGGAAGAAAACTTAAAAGCAAAAACAATAAGAGCTTTTGATCTTGCTTATCAAATGGCAGAAGTTGGTCTTTGTGGTAAAACACAAACATCAATCAGAAAAGAAGCTGAAAAAATCTTAAGTTATGATGATAACGCTTATGCTTCTGTAAAAAGAGTTGTCGATCATCACACTAGAATGAACAAAACTGCATCGTCAAGACCTATACAAGTTGGTGTTGCTCTAGACACTAATGATTCGGAAGATTCAAATATGTCTTTATATCAACAATTAACATTAGCGTTTAGCGATTCAAAATAAATATAAATTTATAATCTATGGGGTAATTCCCATAGATTATTTATAAAAATTTTAGAGGTATAAAAAATGAATAGAGATAACGGATTCGGCGATGCTTTTGCTCAAGAAGTTCTTAATGTTATGAATAGTAAAGAACATAAAGAAATTTTTAAAAAGGCACAACATAGTTTGTTTGGTGGAAAAGCAGAAGATTATAATCCTTTAAGTGAAAACGATTATGATCCATCAATGCATTCTCCTAAAGGAGTTCAAGGTCCAGAAATGAAAGATTGGGGAACTAAAGTAGAACCTGTTGGTGGTCAAGATTTTGTGTTTCCAGATGAAGGTGTTTCAGATGAAGCTACTGATGCTGCTATTTTAGAAGCAAAAGCAGATAGAGTTTTTAAAGATCCAACTTCACCTGGTGATGTATTAATGGTAGCTAATAAAGTTAAAATGGGAGAACCTTTAAGTTTTGAAGAAAAAGAATTGCTTCTTAATGTCAACGCTTCAAATAAAAGAAATTTAAATAAAGAAGGTCTTGATGTTGATCTTGGAGTTAAAGATAAAGCAAAAGAACGAAAACTTAAAGATCATAAAGTAAAAGATCCTGAAGGTGTAGAAGGAACTACAATGCAAGAAAGATCTCAAGCAAATAAAAAAGATAAAAAATCAAGTTCAAACTCTTTATATAATAAATTTGCTGGTGGAGAAGAAGTTAGTAGAACTGAATGGGCTACTATGACTTTAAATGATAAACAAAATTATGTAAAAATGTTTGGATATCCTTCTTGGATGAGTGAAGAAGAAAAAGCTGAATTTAAAAAAGAAGGAGCTAACGTTCTTAACACTATAATCTCTTTAGGTGATTATTTGGGTGAGAATGGTTTTGTTGTCAGTGAAAAATTAGCTGATCGTCTTATGAAATCATTTATAGTTGAAGCTTCTAATAAATTTGCTTGTGATGAATATAAATGTGAAAAATGTGAATGTGATCCTTGTGATTGTGATGAGGATAAAAAAAAGCCTCAAGAATAAATAATTTAAATAAAAGATCACAATCACCATTAATACTATCTAATATTGACAAAACTATCGTAGAATTATCTGCGATAGTTTCTACTTTAAATAATGGAAAAGTTCCTCAAGAATTAATTCCAGCAGCAACAACTTCTTTTAATAAAATAATAAATTATTTAAAAAAATTAGACCAAATAGGAACAGGAATTCCTAATACAACACAAGGAATTCCTTTAGAAAATGATATTCAAAATATAATAAATACTGGATTAATACAAAATCAACTTTTTATAAATTCATTATGTCAACTTTTAAGGATACAAAACCATCCACAAGTTATTAAATTAGAAGAAAAAACAAACGAATAATATAATATGTTATATAGATATAAGGAGAAAAATGATTATAACAAAATTATCTAGCTTTGATATGGAATCTGTTGCTGCAGAAATGTCAGACAACTTAGAAGAAATGTATGAAGATTTTGAAGAAGATGGAAGTTTAAGTGGAGAAGAAGGTAAAGCGAGCGACGCTTTAAATAAATTAAATGAAGTTTGTGACCTTTTAGAAAATACTAAATTTAATTATGTTTGTGAAAAACTAGAAGAAGTTATAAAAGAAATAGGCAAAGAAGCTGAAGCAAACGTTGTATTCGAAGTAACAGATAGTGATGAACTTGAAGATGATATACAAAAAGATATAGATAGAGAAGAAGAAAAACATGAAATGCCAAGAGCTCGCTGGCAACATGATTAATAAAATATGCATTAATTGTTACAAATTAAAAGAATTAAGTTTATTTGTAAAAAATGAAAATTGTTGTAAAAAATGCAAAAAAGAATATAAAAAAAAATATTTTATTAAAAATAAAGAAAAAATAATTAAATATAAAAAAAAATATTACAATATAAATTATAATAAAATTAATGAGATTAATAAAGAATATTATAATAAAAATAAAAATATATTATCTGTTAATAGAAGGTTGTATAGAGAAAACAATATAGAATCATTACTTTTAAGAAAAGCTAAAGAAAGAGCATTTAAATTTAATTTAGATTTTAATATAACTTTAAATGATATAAAAAATGTAATGACAAATATATGCCCTTTATTAGAGATACCAATGGTTATAAATAAAAATCATGTTAAATATAATTCTTTTACTTTAGATAGAATTATTCCAGAAAAAGGATATATTAAAAATAATATATTGGTTATATCTCATAAAGCTAATAGATCTAAAAATAATGCTACAATTAATGAATATGAAAAAATAATTTTAAATTTTAAAAAAAATATTATTATTTCAAATAAAGAAAAATATATAACTCCTTTTTTACAAGAAATTATAGACCATGCTAAACAAAGATCTAAAATAAAAAATATAGAATTTAATTTAGATAAAGAATATTTAAATAATATATATCCTTTTAATAATAAA